CCGGCGCGCACGCCGACGTAGAAGACCTGCTCGGTCGGCCCGGACCGTTCCGCGATCTGCTTTTGGTAAACCGCTTTTTTCAGCGTCCCGGGCGGCGGATGGCCCTGCTCGACCGGCCCCGTATAGACCGGCGCGCGGGCGACGATTTCCTTGCGCAGCACGGCCGCGCCTGCAGCAACCATGCCGCGCAAGACGTTCTTGCCGATGCGGGGCGGCAGCTCCTTTAGCTTCGCGTCGAGCTCGGCGAACCCGGTGATGTTGCGAAATTCAGGCATTGACAAGACCCTCGGTCGCCTTTAGCTCAAGCTGCCTGTGCCGCTCGCCCTCGTCTTTCGGCGCGCTGAACGTGAAATACCGCCCCTCCCAAACGCCGCGCATCGCGGCAACCGCGACCGGATCGGCCAGCTCGGCCTGGTACCGCATCGTGACCGTATGCGTGACGCCGGCCTGCATCGCGCCCGCGTAAAACTTGGCGACGTCGCTGATCGGCTGTATATCGGCCCAAACGGTCACGTAATCGGTCCACGTCCTGACCTGCGCACCGCTTGAGTCCTGCGACGTGTTGCGCTTTTGAATCAGCAGCTTGTGCCTTAGGTCGCCGGCCCTCATGGGCAAATCTCCTTGCCGCAGGCTTTACAGCGGTTCGAGGCGATTTCCTCCTCATCAGGCTCGCAATCGCATACGCAGTACGGCTCATTGAGAAAATCGACCTGATCTTCTTCTTCGTCGGGGGCGGCCGGGTCGATCATGGCAGCGATACCCGGAATTCATCGAGCAGCCCCTCCATGAATGGCAGCTCCTCGATATGCCCGCGGTTCAGAATCGCAATCTCCTCGCGATTTTCGTACAGCGACGCCGCGCGTATCAGCATCCAGCCGCGCATACCAGACGGGACCTCGCCGAAATACCGCCCCGCGCGGTTGTCCCCGATGTAGCTCGTTCCCGTGCCGCCATCGGTCAACGTAATCGGATTGCCCGCCGCATCGGTCAGCGTGTAAAGGCCGTTACCGGGCGCCGTCGCGATCAGGTAGTCGGTCGCGGGTTTCAGCGGCGCCGGCAGCGCGCCGCCCGAGTTGGACATTCTGACCCGGTTACCGATGGCCCACTGCACGGGGCCGGATACGAGGATGGACGAGGAGCTGCCGCTACGGATGAACGGCGAAACGTAGCCGGCGTCGTACGTGATGTTGACCGCCGACAGCTGCGGCAGCGTGATGGGCCAGATCTTGCCGAACGCGGGCGCCACGATCCCGGGTTGCAGCGCGAGATTCGTTACGTAGTCGGTTGGTGGCATCGTCAGCCAGGCGCCGGTCATATCCAGGAATTGAATCGATACGACGGCAACGGCCGGCGCGCGCGGAAGCCTCACCGCGTAGCCGGGAATATTGACGATGTGCGCGAACGGTAGCGGCGTGCCGTAGCCCGCCTGCGGAAAGCGATCGAGGACGAGGACGAATCGGGCGTGCAGGCATTGCTGCCGCGTTTTCATCTCGGCAGCCGAGCGGCCCTGCGCGACGCAAAGCTTCATGCGCAACGCCTCGACGTCGGCGTTCGAGATGCGCATATGGTCCTGCGCCTCGAGGACGTCGATCGGTTCGGCGGTTGGCGCCGTCAGCACGTACTCGGGCATCGTTCAATCTTCTCGTAAAGGCCCGGGGCTCGTGCACGGGCCCCGGGGTACTGCCTTGCCAATTGCCCAAACGGGCGTTGGAAACTAGACGATCTGCACCACGGTTGCCGCGCCCAGGTTGATTGCGATCGGTGCCGCTGCATCGACCGGCGGCGCAAACCGCGGCGCAAAGCCGTACAGGACCGCGGAGACGATCGAGGACGCGGCGCCGACGGTCAGGACCATCCCGATCCAGCCGAAGCCGTTGTTCGTGTCCAGATCCTGGGCGCGGCAATTGATAAGCGCCTGTTTGTTGTCGCCGCCGGCCTTGAGGATCTGCGTGATCGCCTTTCCGCTGATGTCCTTCGCGCCGGTACCGGTCGCGTCGGTCGCCTGCTGCAGCTTGAAATCGACGGTTGCCGAGGAGCCCAGGACGCCGGTCTGCAGGGCGGCGAGGAAGCTGTGGAAGTTTTGGACCGGGACCCACACGGTCGTGTTGGCCCCGGCGCCTTGCGAGACGGGATCGACGGTCGTCAAGACCGCGCAGACCTCGCTCGGCTTCAGATTGGTAGGAATCATTGCAGCGTTTCCTTCTGGAGTTGAGGGCGGTTAGCTTACGGACGGCCGCCGAGCTGAATGAACGGCGAGAGGTTATTGCTGCCGTTCGCCGGCTTGATCGGCGCGACGATGGTCGGCTCGCCGTCCATGCGGAACGTCGTCCGGAATGCCGTCGCATCCGCATCGAAGTACAGGTGCATCGATGTCGCCGTTTCGACGCCCGCGGCCTTCGTTATCGTCCGGTAGTACTGCAGATCGTGCAGCTGTACGTCGCCCTGCGAGCCGAAGCTTTTCGCGTGCTGCGTCACCATCGCCGGGCGCCCGAGGATCATCCCGAACGGGTTGTCCTTGAACCCTCCGATCGGGACGTAAATCGGGTAATTCCCGAGCGTCATGGTAAAGAGCGCCGGGAGGACGTCGTTGTTAATCAGCCAGACGGCGCGGCCGTACGAGCCCTCGGGGAGGCGCGCGATCATTTTCGCGAGGTTCAGGACCACGAGCGTGCCGTTGGCCTGCCCGCTTTCCTTCGTGATGACGATCGCCGCGTTCCCTTGTAACGCGCCCTGCGGCTGACCGTTGCCGATCCCGTAAAGGATTGCCTCATTCGTTTTCCAGCGGATCGAATCGCCGATCTTTTTCGTCAGGTAGGCACCAAGCGTCGGGCCGTCGGCCATCAGCTCATCGGTCAGCGGAACAAGCGCCATCAGCTTGTGCAGCCGCAGCGTCGTGATGCCGAACTTCGGCTTGGTCGCCGTCGCGGCGGTGGCCTCGTTCTGCCAATAGGCGCGCACGCCGTCGGTTCCCCACGGCGTCGTTTCATCTTTCGGAAAAACCATTGAATTGCCTGTGACGGAGTATCCGTCGCACATCGGCAGTAGGTTCGTGCCCTCGAGGCTGTACGACCAAATCGAGGTTGCGTATTCAGGAGGGACGAGGAACCCCCCGTCCTGGCCGCTCGCCTCGTTGGCGAACGTTGTCGGCGCCGCCGCCTCGATCGAAAGCAGGCGATCATCCGTGCGCCCGCCCTTGATGCCTGCGAGGCGTACGCACTGCGCGTATTCGCCGAACGTCTTGAACCCGCGCTTCGGGTCCGCTAGCGCGTTCTCGACGACCTGGATCATCGCCGGATTACCGGGCGCCGCGACCACGGAGGCCTCGGCGGCGAGCTGCTCGTTCTCGCGGGCAATGGCGGCATCGATCCGCGCGAGATCCGCCTTGAGCGCCGCATATTGCAGCGTCTCGGCGTCGTTCAAATCGTCGCGCTGCGTTGCCGCGACGGCGTCGAGAAGCGCCCGCGCATCGGCGACCGCTTTCGTCCTGCGCTGCTGCAGGGTACGGAGGGTGATGCTCATCGTCGATTACTCCATTTCCGTTTCTAGGTTTTCCCATCCTTCCAAGACGTGCCCCGCTGGCCATCGGGCCGCATCCGGCCGCCGCAGCGCTTAGGCGCGCGCCGGCCCGGGCGCTTGCACGAATCAAGCGCCCAAAATGTCTAATTCCTTCCGGCAAAGCGCGACCGACTGCCCGCGCGGTTTCGCGGCCGGCGCCGGCTGCGCCGTTCCGCCCTGCGCAATCGATCGCTGCATTTTCTTTACGACTTGGTCGAACGTTGCAATCCCGTCGACCATGTTCGCGGCGCGCGCGTCCGATGGCGTCAGAACGCGCCCCTGGCCCATGCTTTCGCGGACCGTTGCGACGTCCGTCGCGCGATTCTTGGCGATGGCGCGCGTCATCGAGCCGTAGTAATCGTTTACGCGCGATTGCATGTGATCGCGCGCGTCCTGCCCGAGGGGCTCGAACGGATTGCCTTCGGTCTTGTATTTGCCAGCCGAGATCAGCGTCGTCTTGACGCCGGCTAGCTTGAACTTTTCGGAAAGATCGTCATGCGCGGCGAGGACCCCGATCGATCCGACCTCGCCGCTCGGGGTAACGTAAAACTCGCTTGCACTGCTGGCGAGCCAATAGGCCGCGCTTGCGGCGAGGCTGTTGGCGATCGCGACCACAGGCTTTGTAGCTCGAGCGGAAAAGATTTCATCGGCCAACTCCCCCACGCCGTAGACGCTGCCGCCCGGCGAATCGACATCGATCAGGACCGCCCCGATCGAATCATCAGCCATAGCGGCGCGGAAATCCCGCGCGAATGCCTGCGTCGACATCACGCCCGGCCCGCTGATGTCGGAAACGTTCGCGCGCTGCGCGATCACGCCGTACATGGGTAGGACCGCTATCGATCCGTTGCCGGCGCGCGCCAGGTCGCCCTTGCGGGCGTCGAGGGCGACGGCATCAGCGCGGACCTCGGCGAGAATGCCAGGATCCGCCTTGATGTCCGCGGCCCAGCGCGCGAGGATGACCTGGAAGGCCGCGAGGCGTTCGGGCATCAGCGCCCAGGGCGTCGACATAAATTCGGCGATCAGTAGCTGGTGTCGCACGGTTGCCCCCTTTCAGCCCGCGCGCCGGGCGCGCAATGTTCCGTAGGCGCTCAGCGCGGCGAGAGAAAAGGCCGCGTTCGCGTTCAGGTAGATGGTCTGAGGCGTCGTCGAGCTGAAGCGGGCGGTAGGCAGCGCACTCTCGACCGCATTCGCGCCGAGAACCAGGCCGGCCGCCGCGGCGCGGTCCGTAAAGCTTGAACCCGAATCGATCGAGGCCGTCGTCGCGCTCGCGCCGCCCTGCAGCAACGTTACGTTCGTCGTCGCCGCGGGCACGAATCCGACGAACCCCGCAACATCGAAATCGCCGGCCGGCAACGCGAGCGCGGCAAGCTGCCGAGGCGTCGCCGTCGTCAGCGCCTGCTTATCGGCGACGAGGACCTTGACCTCGAAATACTCGCCCAAAGCGCCCGCAGCAGCTGCCCCGCTGTCGGCCGTTGCGAGGGCGTCGCCGAGGATCTGCCCGGCGCCGTTGATCTGAACCGCGCCGTCGCGGATCAGTGCCGTCTCATCGGCCGAACCGGACTCGACGGCGAAGCGCCCTTTCGCATCGGCCCCGAGGTAGTGCGAGCCGGCGTGAATCGAACGGCGCAGCTCGGGCAGGACGTAATAAACGGTCGTCATGCGGCCTCCTGAAATTCGAGCCCGATCGCGAGGCGCTCAAGCCGGCAGCGCGCCAGTTCGATGAAATCGCGGTCTTCGGTATGCGGCGAAAGCGCCAAAAATTCAAGCTGCGCCGTGCAGTAGCGTTCGGCCCGCGCGACCGGAACGCATAGCGCGTTGGCGACGAACTGCGCGTGCTTGGCGTACAGCGCGGGCCGCTCCTCATCGGGCCGGTTGCGCAGCATCGATTCCTCCTTGCGCGCGATCCGGTCGGCGCTCGCGGCGGCAAGCGCGAGAAGCCGCGCGTCGGCGCTCTGCTTGGCTGGCGCCGGCGGGACCGTCTTGCGTTTGTTGATCGGCGTCTCTTTGGCCGGCGCTGGCGTGCCCGGCGGTTTCGGCCCAGGCGGCAAGCCCTCGGTCGGCGTCGTCGCCGGCTCCTGATCGTTCGGGACCTCGTTCATCGGCCGCAGCGGTTCGTCCAGGCCGTCGATCGGGTTCATATTTTCGAGAAGCCGCGCCTCGTTGCGCGTCATCCAGCCGTCGAGGATGCCGCCGTGGTAGTACGCCATGCGCGCCGCCGCGTCGCCGCGCAACATCGAGCGGGTCGGGAATTCGCAGTCGATCGTTTCATCTTCGGGGTCGAGGAAATTCCATTCGATCGCCTCCTCCCAGCGCACCAGCCACGGCGTAAGGCAGTGGATGACGTGGTCGAGGGACTGCTGCTCAATGTTTGAAAACGTCGCCTTATCCAGGTCGCCGATCAGATGGGGCGCGACGCGCCAAAGCGCGCAAATCTGCGATCGGGACATCTTCTGCGTGTCGATGAACTGGGCGTCATCGTTGTTCATCCCGACCTCATGGAACTTCAGGCCGTATTCGAGGACGGCGACCTTGCCCCGGTTCTCGCCCGTTTGCTCGCGCTGCCACGCCGCGCGCCACAGCTGCCGCTGTTCATCGTCCTTGAAGTAGTTCGGATGTTCGATCCATCCGCCCGGGCGCGCGTCATTCTGGAAAAACCGCATCCCGTAGTCCTGCGCCGCGAGGCCGGTAGCGAGCGCCTTGCGCGCGAGAGCGACCGGGTTGTAGCCGATCACGCCATTGGGCGAGAGCCCCTTGAGGTGGAACATCGAACCGCGCGAAACTGGCGTTTTGGTCCCGTCCGGGTTGCTGATCCAGTAGCGCCAATTGACGTCGCTGAGCATTTCGATCCCGACGCGATCCGGATGCTTCGGTATCAGATCGGTCGCCTCGCCGCGGCTATTGGCGACGATGACGGAAAAAGCGTTGCCGCGCAGCGCGCAGTGGCCCGACATCATTTCGCGCCATTCGAAGCCGCTTTGAAACTGATTCGGCCGCTTCATCAGCTTGTAAAGCCAATGGTCGCGCAGCGGCGTCTTTCCCCCGTCGGGCGCCTGGCGGTACAGAACAAACGGAAGCGATGCGATGCCTTCGGCGATTACGCGGATGCATGCAAAAACGGCGGTCAGCTGCAGCGCGACGTCGCCGCTCAAGTTCGACAGGCCCCCGCGGTACGGGATCGGTTCGAAGTAGAAGTTGCCCCATGGCGATCGGTCGTAAGCGTCGCTGGCGCTGTCGCTTTGGGCGCCGATCGAGACGAACATCAGCCGGGTCGCCTTCTGCCAAAGAACGCGTTCAGCAGGTTCAGCCCGATGGCGATCACGCCAATCGCCACGAAAGCGACCCCGGGGCTGAACAGCATCCACATACCTGCGCCGATGAGGACGAGCCCTGCAAAATTCGTCGCATCATAAACCCGGCTGTTCACGATCAGACGACCAAAAGCCGATAATCGTCAGGCATCTGCGCCGGGCCGCCCTGCAGCGCGAGGCCGATGGCCATCGCAAGCGACACGAGGCCGTCGATGCGTCCCTTGCTCTGCCGCTTCGTCAGGATGCGGTTCTCCTTCGCATCCGTCTCGCTGACCGCGTTCGCCGCGTTCCAGGTCAAGACCGGATTTTGGGCGATCTCAATCTGCGACTTGTTCAGCAGCCCCTCGAGCAGCTCGAGCGAATGCGGCATCCACAGTTGCGATTCTTTCGCCTTGTAGAACCCCTGTCCGTGCGGTACCAGCTCGATGACGATGTTTTCGTCGTCGAGTTCCTTTTCGAGGTACTTGATGCGGTACGGGTCAAACGCGACGCGTTCGAGGCGGACCTCGATCTGCATATCGGCTAGATGCTGCGCGACGAACCCGTAATCGACGTTCCGACCCGGCGTCGCCGTGATGTAGCCGCCCTTGACCCAAACCTCGTACGGCACCTGGTCGCGCTTGGCGCGTTCGACGAGCGTGTCCTTCGGCGTCCAGAAATGGACCCACGCCGCCCACTTGCGATGATCGGGATCGGGCGGAAAGACGAGCGCCGAGGCGGTCAGATCGCGCGTTCCGGATAGGTCGATCGCGCCGAATGCCTTGCGCCCGCGCAGCTCCTCCCACGACATCTCGCGCTCGGCCGCCTGCCAGATCGTGCCGGCAATCCACGGGTTTTCGGCGCCGACCCATTGGCAAAAGTTCAGCCGGCGCGCGGTCGAGGCCTTCGCCGGCATGCCGACCGCCTCGCGAACGGTTTCCTCGAGGTACTTGCGCCCGATCGAAACGCCAAGGTTCGGGTTGCTTTTCGGCCAGCAGCCCGGATCCTCGAACGGATCCTCGCCCTCGTCGTGCGCGCAAACGTAGGCGAACCAGCCATCATCGGGCGCAATACCGCGCACGACGCGCTCGCTGTAGTTGTGGTGCTGATAGCAGACCGAGGTGCGGTCGACGCCGCTGTTCGTGATTTCGACGATCATCGCCTGACGCCTGCCCTTCGTTCCGGCCCGCATCTTGTTAACGACGACGTCGGTCGCGTGCTCGTGCAGCTCATCGATGAGCGCGCAGTGGACGCGCTTCCCATCGAGCGATCGGCCCTCGCTGCTGATCGGGCGGAAAAAGCTTGCGGTTCGCAGATGGGCGAGGTTAAGCACCTTGCGCTTGCCCGATAGGTCGATGTTCTTCGCCAGGTGCGGCGATTGACTGACCATCGAGACGGCGTCATCGAACAGGATGTGCGCCTGCTCGCGCGTGGTGGCCGCCGCGTAGACTTCGGCCCGCATTTCGCCGTCGCCGACGAGCATGAGCAGCCCGATGCCGGCGGCCATGGGCGATTTCCCGTTGCCCTTGCCGATTTCGATATAGGCGTTGCGGAAGCGCCGGAAGCCGTCGGCGCCGCACCAGCCGAAAAGCGAGCCGATGATGAATTGCTGCCACGGCTGCAGCTCGAACGCCTCGCCCGCATGCTGCCCCTCGGCCAGGCGCAGGACGGCGGGAAAGAACCGGATCGCCCGCTCAGCCTTGCCCCGATCCCAGACGAGGCCGCGGGCGCCGCCGACGGCCAGGTCGTCAAGATGGCGCTCGCATGCGGCCCGCACCAGCGGGCCGGCCATGATTTCAAGCGCCAACACTGCGCGCGCGTATCGCTCGACTGCATCAGGCTCGGAAGAATTCGCTCGCCGGGTCGTCGTCGTCTTCGTCTTGCGGGATCGGGTTCGGGCCACCTAGCGTTATCCGCGATCGCGACGACGGCGTAAAGCCGAGCTCGGCCGCGGCCCTGCTCAAAATCAACGCCTGCCGGTTCACGATCGGCAGGTAAGGGGATTGAATCGGGAAGCCGGTCGGCGATTTCGCCAGCAGCCCGTACTGCGCGACCTTGATGGTCGCCTCGCGATGGATTGCCTCGGCGACGACCCACGTCGTCAGCAGCGTCCGGTCGATACGGCGCAGCAGCGAATAGGGCGCGTTTTCGATCGCGTACCGCCAGCCGTCCTTTTGCGCCTCGGTCAGCCATTCGGGCGGATCGGTCAGCCGGCCCGGCGCGACGGGCTCGGGATTCTTGGCGCGCTCTTTCGCGGTTTTGGTCCCGCGGACGATATGCAGCAGCGTCGGCTTCGGCCGGCGCCCGCTGTGACCCGGGGTTCCCGCCATCTAGGCGCCGCCTTCCGGGTCCTCGATCAGCGCATCGAGGGCGACGTCGACCGGCCCGCAGGCAGCGGTCGCCGCGCGGGCGTCGCCCTTGACGAAAACCAGAACGTTCTGATGCGTCTTGCCTAACTTTCGGCTGCCGCTGAACTGTTTCGCGGCGCGAATGGGCAAGCTGCCGACGGCGGTCAGCAAAATCGCCTCGTTGTAGAACGCGAGGCCGGCGTCGCGAAACGCCTGAACCGTGTCGCCGATGAAATCGCGATAGTTGCCGGCGGCGTCGCGAACCTCGCCGACGACGACGCAGGCGAACCGGTCGGGCTGCAGCTGCGCGCAGGCGCGGGCGACGATTTCGCGGTACGCGGCGAGAAAATCCGGGTACTGCATCGTCGAAAGATCGGCCGGGTTGTCCGAGTACACCTCAAGGTCCGCGTATGGCGGGGACGTGAACACGAAGTCCGCCGCGGCGCCATCCCAATCGACTGAGCGGCTATCGGAACAGATCCAGGCGACCGGAGGCGCGGGCGCCGCGACGGATTCGGCAGGGTAGGCGTCCAAAATGCCCGGCAGGGGGTCCAGGCGCCCGCAGGCTGCGTCCAGGATCGCCCGCCCTTGCGTCCGGTTGGCCTCGATCTGTTCGGGGCGCAGATCGGCGCCCAGGTACCGCCGGCCAAGCTTGCCGGCGACGATTCCGCGGACCGATCCGCCCGCGAACGGATCCAGAACCAGGCCGCCGGCCGGGCAGAACCACCGGTAAGCGATTTCGCAAAGTACCGGGTCGAAAATCGACGTCCCCGACTGTTCGCTCGCGTTGCCCTCGGTCCCGTAAACCGGCCGCCCGGCGCCGTCGCCCCGTTCGCGATTGCTGTAGTCCGCCACCGGCCGGGCGCTGCCGCCGGGCGCCGCGCGGTCGCGGCAGTAGTTCAGCCCGTCCCCGGCGACGTGTTCGCTGCCCATCAGCGCCATCGCGCCGCGGCCGAGTTCCGACTTGATACCCAGTGCGATCCAGGCGCGCTTGCGATCCTGCCACCAGCCCTCGCGGGCGTTCAGGAGCGAGAAAGGGGGTACGAGAAAGCGTTCCGCGAGGCTCGTCGTCGACGCCGCGCCGTTGCTGTTCGTCCCGAACAGCCCCGCAAGTTCGTCCGCCGAAAAACCGATGGTCTGCAGATCAAACCCCTCGCCCTTCAGCGCCTCCATTTCCGCGGTCAGCAGGGCGTCGTCCCAGCCGGCGTTCAGCGCGAGTTTGTTGTCGGCGATGACATAGGCGCGCTTCTGGGCGTCCGTCCAGCCGCGGGCTACCAGGACGGGGACCTCGACGATCCCGAGGCGCCTGGCCGCCGCTATGCGGCCGTGGCCTGCAATTACGCCGCCCGCCTCATCCGCAAGTACCGGGATCGTCCAGCCCCATTCGCGGATGGCCGCCGCAATCTGCTCGATCTGCCCCTCGCTGTGCGTCCGCGCATTGTTCGCGTAGGGAACAAGCCGGCCAATCGCCCAGGTTTCAACCGTCGAGGCCGGCCAGTCGCCCTGTTGCACCGCGTCAGGCCCCCGGTTCCATTTTGCGGGATTTCAAAATTCGAGG